TTTAAGTAATTGCCTTAAAACAATGTCTGCAGTAGGGAGCCCTATTCCTTGTATTGTCAGGAATCATTCCCTCGCAACGTTTACAAATCATCTATTCCTATGTCCACAATATGTGCATTTGCCATAATGATTAGTTAGCTTTTGGTCTTTATCGCAACGTTTACAAATCATTTCTTTATCATCCCTTGACCAAAAACCTTTGTTTCAAAGCTCCAATAACAATCAGTGCATAGGCAATCATAATGAACAAGGGTTTCCCATGCGTTTAATGCTTCGGGGGTTTCTTCTTGTTCTTCTTTACAAATATTACAGCGCATCGTTTTTCTCCTTAGGTGCGAACTCGTTAATATCTAATCTTTCTTGTTTGGTTTCCTGACATTCTAAACAACCTTGTAAACCTTGTTTATTTAGCGCAAAAGTGTTTTCGTGGCTATAAGGTTCCTGACACTCAGGACAGTTATAGAAGTGCTTCCAGAACGTCTCAATAAGTCCGTTTGTCTTTATGTAATATTGGTGTGCACATTCTTCGCACTGTCTACCTATTTTAGTTTCTGTTAATTTAGTATAACATACATTACAAATTTTCTTCTTATGCATCCTTGTTGCGACTTTTGTGAATAATTCGGATCTGTTTATTCCCTCATCCTTTAGAAACTCAATTAACTTAACTGGTGCATTAACATTAATGACTTTAGTTACAATTCTGTTTCCTTCGCTATCCGTTTTTTCAGGTCGGCCTACCTGTTTTCGTATTTCTACCATACTTAACCAATAGCGTGTGTTATATAAGAGTTGTTTAGTTAATTAATTACCTTTCCAAAAGGTGTCCCCCCAAATCCCTAACCCTGTTTTTACTTTCGATAATAGATATTATTAAAAGTATTATAAGAACTAATTGGTTTTTGACACAAAAAAATAAGGCGTCGTATAATAATAATAATAATAAATAAACAAATAATTAATATAATATATATAAAATGCTTATTTTTGCTTGTTAGGTGCTTTTTTCTGCTTAAAAGTGCTTGTTAGTTGCTTTTTAGGTGCTATTCTGCTGTATGTTTTGTGTTTCTCAGCGCTTTCGTTTGCTATCTGAATCCTTTCGACCCGTCAGATTTAAGTAGCTACTCATATCTGAGTATCAATGCCTAAGGGAAAAGGTCTCTACAAGCGTAAAGGTGCCCAAGGACGTATTATGTACTTCCGAGACGGGAAAATGATTAGTAAAAAATCTTACCTTGCTTCAATGACCCGTCGGGGTTCTACCAAGGGATCTAATCCCAGGCGTTCAACAACTAGGAGAAAAACAACAATGGCAAGAAAAAGAACATTTTACAGCCGCAAACGCGCAATGCCTCATCCGTCAATCACGGGTTTGGCTAGTGGGTTGACTGTCGCACAATATATCAACACTGGGGGCGGGTCTACAGCAGGCACAACCGTTCTAAAATTATTAAAAACAAATCCCACTACAGCTTTAGAGATGGCGTCAGCTAATACCGTAAATTTAGCTACAACAGATGTAGGCAAAAAAGTACTAAGCTCTGCTATTGTTTTAGCATTTGCAGGCGGAGTAGCAAGAAAATGGTTTCCAAGTATAAAACTTGGGGGATCAAAAATCTACGCAAGAATATAAAATAAAGGAAAAAAATAAACATGTCAGGACTACAAACAAGAACGTATACGCTAGCAGGTCAAAGCTTTACGGCTGGGACCTTTGTGAATATTAGCCAATTGATGGGCAGTTCACAGTCAACCACAAATCCAGAATCTATGAATAAGGTCGTACGGATCTCTTTATCCTGTACACCTCAGCAAGATTCAGCCACAGATGGAATATCAATTTTTAAGTTTGCAGGGGATGGCGTCAGCGTTCAACAAATTTTCAGTGGACCGGGATGGAGTAATCAGGCCGCGGGACCTCTCGGCGGTAATGATGGTCAACCAGTAGTTATGGAAAACTCGAACGGACTTTTCGATATAATTGCGGGTAACCAAATAGATTTCAGTGCCAGTTGCACAACTGCTGAAACCTGTGACGTTTCAATTTCAATCACCTATTCAGCTTAAGGAGACTTAATGTCTATAGGTGGCGGTGGAAGCGGTGGCGGCCCAGTAGGAGCGAGTAACAGCTTTGTTGGACCACAGGAAGCCTTAGAACTAGTGGGGGATCATGCTTATGCCTATAATTCTCAAACTATCAATAATGCAACGGCTACTTTTTTCGAGTTTACGACAGGTAACTATTACCTAGTAGGAACTATAGCAGGTGGACGTAATATGAAAAGTAGCGCTGAGACTACATTTAATTTATATCTTAATGATGCTATAGTTTATACATCAAAATGGGACAATGGCGCCAGTGCCACCTTAGTAATGCCTTGTCAGACTCCGTTGCCCGTAATTATTCCAGCTTATACTAAAGTTAAAATCGAATGCGTAGTGGCTGACGACTCCGATGATATTGCTTTGACTATTGCAGGTAGAATATACAGAGACTAATGCCTGAAAAATTTAGTTATTCTGATTTAACCAAAGACATAGAGTGGAATAGGATCTTTATCGGGTTAGTGCCTGCTATAGCCACTAATCCACTAGTTATGACTGGCATTTGGTTATTACTCAGTAAAAGGTTTCAATCAATTAATAGATTGAATACAGTAATAGCTTTATCAGAATTAGTACCCGCTCTTGATTTGAATTTGCCTCCCGGTGTTACATTAGGAGCAATGATTGACAAAAGCGAGGACACAATTAAAATGTATAATCTAATGAGAGGCGGATTGGTTAACGCAAAGTTTCCAGAGATCCCCAGTAAAGAAGAAGTAGAAGAGGAACTGGGTACAATATGGGATACTCTTGTAGACCTTGTCACGCCTACAGCTCCAGATTTTGACATCAGAAAACCGAAGACTTGGCTATGAATGATATTCAATTTTTGTTAGTATGGATTTTAAGTTTCACAATATATTTAATAATTTATACATATTGGATACCTTTGAAAACGCAAATGAGAATCGAAAAATGGTTGTTGAGTAGTGAATCAGATGCCGCACTTAATGAGGGCTTAGACGTTATTGTTAAAAGTATCAGAGAACAAACATTACAGGACTTCGAGGATTTTATGATGCCGCAAGCGCGCGAGAGTCTTAAAAAGTTCTGGGCTGGGGCAATGGGCGCCGCGGCTAAAGAACTTCAAGGATCCCAGGAGGGCTCTCAATTGTCTCTTATGCATAGTATGGCCGACGAGTTAAAGGATCAACCTTGGTATATACAGGCGGCGGCTTCAAAGTTAATACCCATTATTAACAAAGCCGCCGAAAGTTCCGAGAAGGTTAAGACTGTCACCAAGACAGCTAACAATTTCGGGTTTAAGTAATTGCCTTAAAACAATGTCTGCAGTAGGGAGCCCTATTCCTTGTATTGTCAGGAATCATTCCCTCGCAACGTTTACAAATCATCTATTCCTATGTCCACAATATGTGCATTTGCCATAATGATTAGTTAGCTTTTG